AGTAAAACTATTGACTCAGAGGAAGCGAAGAAAATTGAAGAGGTGGGAGTTGAGCCGTTTTGTAGCGAATACTGTTGTTTGGTGTATAGCGGGGTTCCTCTTCCGTATTCGTAAGGTGATGGAGTAATCTCGGACATGTTAAATGGATATTATGGAAAAAGGAATCGGGAATTATACCTATCAGGGGATGAAAAAGAAAAACGGGAGGATTGCAAATTATAATGATATTGACTTTTTGCTAACTAGGATATATAATAATAATAGGGGGAAATAAAAACAATAAGGAGGAAATAAAAAATGGAAGAAAATATTTACCAAAAGAAAGGGTATAAGAACAGGAAAGATTATTTGGAATGTTTGGCGGCAGACTATTGCGTACCGCTTGACCTTGTCTATGCACTTGCCTCCATGCTAGGCGAGAATGAGGATTTTGATGGTTTAATTTCTTCATTAGAGGACATGGAGGGGATGTTTGATGAATAGGGAAGGGTTAATCCCCTTCCCTTCAAGGAGATTGCGTTGTGAAAGGAGGCTAAAAGAAATCCAAGGAAGGAGTCAAACGTGCTGAGGTTTGGGTAAGCAATTTTCATGGCGGTTTGTAATTTAAGTTTTGAGGAAAGTAAGGAAAGCGAGGACGAACACGATGCCTAAAGCGATATTGGAATTGCCGAAGATGCCGGAGAGTTGTTGGCAATGTCCATGTATACAAGATAGGTCAGAAACCTATAGATGGTGCGGCGCAGTCGGCGGAGATTGTCCTAACCCGCCTTACGAAAAAAGAAGAGATGACTGCCCGCTGAAGCCGGTGGAGAAAGGAGGGGATGAATAACTGGGAGCTGTAAGAACAATACATGCTTGAAACCGGGCTATATGTGCAAGTGAACGAGTAATTGAGCTATGGAACGCCGACGCGAGTGTAACGAAGATAGTAGGAAAAAGCATCTTTTTTGTAATTTGATTCAATGGAAAAAGTATGCAGAGTATATGGAAAGGAGAGATTAAAATGAAAGAACTTTTAAATAAAAAATTCAGTGCATTACAAATGTTTTTAACTACTTTTTTTGTAATGGTGTTAATAATAAGTAATATAATAGCTAATAAGCAAGTACAATTACCGTTCGGAATAACGATGCCAGCAGCTATAATATTATTTCCGATAACTTACATTTTATCAGATTTATTTTCAGAAGTTTATGGCTATAAATGGAGTCGGTTGACAAATATTCTAGGTTTAATAATGAATTTATTTACAGTAATGGTATTTATGATTGCTATATCTATGCCAGCTCCAAGTCACTTTGAATTACAAACAGAATTTTCAAAAGTATTAGGATCAACTCCTAGAATATTGTTTGCTTCTATAATGGGTATATATATTGGAGATCTTTTAAATGATATTACTTTTGCAATGATGAAGAAAAAACATATAAATTCTCATAAAGGATTTAGAAGCAGAGCAATTATATCAAGTTTAGTAGGACAATTTGGAGATAGTTTGGTATTTATACCCATTGCTTTTTACGGATTAATGCCTTTTCAAGTAATGCTTAATACGATTATAATGCAGCCAATAATAAAAGTAGCTTATGAAATTCTTATTTTGCCTATCACAAATTATCTAGTATTAAAATTGTCAGATTATGAGAAAAACTTAAAAAAGACATGGGCAGACCATCAAAATTGACGCCGGAAGTTACAAAGAGGTTAACGAGGTTAACAGAAGCAATTAGGACCGGTAATTACTATGAAGCGGTATGTGCCTATGCAGGAATCCATTATTCAACCTTCAGGAGGGATAACTGTTGGATAAAATAAATGTGAAAGAAATTAAGGTTGAAGAAATCAATGAAATGCTAAAAAATATGTTGACCCTTGGTCAGTATGTTGAACTTTTGCAGTTGATGATAAAAGAATGTGAAATCTTTATAGATAATAATGGGAGGAGGTATAGTGGACTTGATAATTGATTTGAAGAAAGATTATTCACCTTATTTTAGGGCTTTTATTAAAGCACTTTATTAAAGCACAAGGTTTAAAAGATGGCGATGAATGTAAGAATTATGAATTTATCAATTGGATTACTGGGAAGCATGAAGAATTCAGAAAGAGTATTGGACTTGATAAATATACCCCTCTAAAACGTATCAGGAAAGGAGTGATATGAAATGTACCCACCATTAGTGAAACAAAAACCACAAAATTTACAAACAATTGAGGTCGAGTATACTGATAAAGATGGTAAATTTCATAGAGATGTTTTTAAAGAAACTTTAGGGCTTATAGATTCTAAAATGTCTTTTATTGTAGAATGCCATTTATTTGACAACGATGCCGACTTCACAAAACCAATTACAATAAAATACATCCCCAACGGTTCAAGATGAAGGCAAAAGTTCAAGATGAGTTCAAGTAAAATTTTTTCCAAAAAACTTGACTTAACCGGACAATTTTTGATATAATTATATTAGAAGAAAAGCTTTTAGCTCGGTTTTTAATTACCATGACTGATTCGACGGCTTAAAAAGCTGTGCCAGTCATTGGGAGGAGGGCTTTTTTTGGCCAATTTAAAGGAATTTATTGATGAAAACGGGAATTTTGACAAAAAGGGTTTTCGGAGGAAACTTCGAGAAATCGGACAACGAAAAACGAGAGAAGAACGTTTGAGCCGGAAGAACACTTTCGGAGTACTTGACCTCACTCCATACAATGCAGTCAACCTAATAATAGACGGAAAAAATGCAACAATTGTTTATAAATAATTGATTTGGGGAGTCTTTTCTCCTATATATTCTATACATATTTTCGATTTGAAGGGCGGGTATAAGTACCCGTCCTAACCTATTGGTTTTGATAATCAAATTGAGGTGAAATTATGTCTTCGAAAAAGAAAGGCTTTACTCGGACCAAGTTTGTCGACAACGATGCAAAAAAGAAAAAATCAACTAGGAAGCCTCAAACATTACTCCCCATGCCTCCAAAATCTGTACTGGATAGTTTAAAACTTACTCCAAAACAGCGATTATTTGTCCAGGAATATCTAATTGACTTGAATGCAAAACAAGCATCGATAAGGGCGGGATATAGCCCGGCGAATGCTGAATTCCAAGGTCATCAACTTATAAATAATCCCAAGGTAAAGCAAGCTATTGAATTAGCTATGTACGAGCGGGAACAAAGGACTAAGGTAACTCAGGATAGAGTGATCGAGGAACTTGCAAAAATAGCCTTCATTAATCCAACGGATGTAGTTAATTCATATGACGCATCATTGCATTCAGGGGCGTCGCGAGAAGATACCGCTGCAATATCATCTATCCGAGTAAGAAAAATTCCGTCCAAGCACGGAGCAGGATTTGAACGGGAAATTAAATTGCATGACAAGATTCGTGCATTGGAGCTTTTAGGTAAGCATTTAGGGTTGTTCAATGATAAATTGAATATAACAGCCGACGCGGTGGTAAGGATAGTGGATGACTTAGGCGATTCGAAAGATGATGCAACGGAGACCAATAGCGAAATCGAGGAATGATGCATATGATGACGGCTCCAGTTGTAGATGTAAGGCTTTCGGAATTAATTGCACCATCCTTCTATGAAGTGCATAGGGAGCTAAAAGAGGAACTGTATGATGAATATTGGCTCAAAGGTGGACGTGGTTCAACCAAATCCACCTTCATTAGTGTTGAAATAATCCTTGGGATATTGCAGGACCAGGATGCAAATGCAGTAGTTTTCCGCCGCTATCAAAATGAACTGCGGGATTCAGTCATCGGTCAGTTTGAATGGACTATCGCAAAAATGAACCTTGGCCACCTGTTCCACGTGCAAGTCAGCCCGATGCAGATAGTTTACCTGCCCACTGGGCAGAGGATCATCTTCCGAGGAGCTGATAACCCTAAAAAGCTCAAATCCATCAACTTGGGTCGCGGCTACATTAAATATGCATGGTTTGAAGAGTTAGACCAATTCGGTAGTATGAACGAAATACGGAACATCTTGCAATCAGTATTCCGAGGCGGAGACCAAAAGCGGATAGTGTTCTTCTCATACAACCCTCCCAAATCATCCCGTTCATGGGTGAACCAAGAGGCGAAAATACCGAAACCGGGAAAACGGGTGCATCATTCGACGTATTTAGATGTACCAAAACATTGGTTGGGCGAAAGATTTTTAGCTGATGCAAAACATTTAAAGCGGACGAATGAACTTGCATACAGACATGAATACCTCGGAGAAGAAACCGGAACAGGCTTGGAAGTATTCACCAATGTAATACTTGAAACCATTACCGATGAACAAATTGCACGGTTCGACCGAATACGTCAGGGATTGGACTTTGGTTATGCAACTAACCCGGCTTGTT